TTTCAATGTCATCCAGCTTCAGGAAGACAGCCTTGAAGCTGTCCTGTATTTGCTTGAACTCACGGTCGTGAGCTTCCTTGTTGGCCGCGCCCGTGGCCTTTAGCACGGCGATGTCCGTGTCATGGGCCTGTTGGCGGGTATACATCGCAAACATGACACCGATTACTGGAGCCACCGCCCACTTCATAAGAAACTCCAGAACGTCCATGGCCTAACTCCTACTGCGGCGCTACAGGCCAAATGACGGTTTGAGGGAACCCAGCCTGCTGCGGGACATTCAGAAGGGCGATGCGATAGTCTGCCCACGCGTGTTGCTGATCTGCGCTCAGTGCAGCCCAGCGCAGCGGATTGCTGACCATAGGGTCGACTTGGGTTGCTAGGATGAAGTCGCGCTGTCTGCGGACCTGCCTTGATGCTACCTCATCCAATTCAGCCTGTGTTGGCGGTATGTATGGGGCGGTGTCTGGGTTAGCAGCCATCCTTCCATGAAGTTCCGCGACATCAAACCGTGCGCCGGTATCTTCTGGATCGCAAGTGAACGGAATCCATCCACGGTCCGGGTGGTTGATCTCGCAGTCAATGCGGTTCTGCCCGATGTGCTTTGCGTTGCGATATTCCATTATTCTGTCCTTAAAAATAAACCAGTTTGGGAATCTTGAGTGGAAAGAAAAGTTTCACCCATCAACCTCCATGTTCCAGATAGTGCTGACGAACCAAAATCAACTACATAGTATGTTCCGAAATTGGTAGTGGTTCTATACAGAGAGGCATAGCGAAGGTTGCCACCTGATGTTTCATTGCCGCCAGTTACAGCCGAGTTGTTATTTGTTCCCGCAAATGCATAAGTCCCAACAGCCCCACGAGTTCCGCCAGCGATTTTTCCCTGAACGTATGTGGTGCTGACAGTGTCAGCTATAGCCTGAGCAGTCCGCAGCGGGGTCATCAGGGTGGTGTTGGAAGTGCCGGCTTCCGCTTGCGCCTGTGACGCTACAGCAGTAACGGCAGTTGACCCACCAAGCGTGATAGACGGCGTCGTAACCGTTCCCGTGAATGTCGGGTTTGCGATAGGTGCTTTTGCGGTAAACTGCGTCTGGATGGCGCTGGTAACCCCGTTAACATAGTTTAGCTCCGCCACAGAGGCGGTAAGGCCAAAGTTAACGAGGGCCCCCGCCCCGTTAGATGCGCCGGTCCCCCCGTCCGCAACGGCAAGATCGGTGATGCCGGTGATCGTACCGCCAGTGATGGCGACAGCCGATGCAGCCTGAGTCGACATTGTGCCAAGACCCGTAATGTTTGTATTAGGAATAGTATTAGATGCTGTAAATGCTGAAGTACCATTACCAAAAACATATCCAGCTAAAGTTGATGCTCCAGTACCACCATCAGCAACAGCAAGGTCTGTGATTCCAGTGATCGTACCGCCAGTTATCTTTACCGAAGACATGGAGAGTGTATCGGTCAAACTGCTAACAGCGGCGGTAGATCCAGCGCCATCAGATTGAATAATTGCAGATGTTCCTGCTGGAATTGTTACGTTTCCACCCGAACCCTGAGTGAATACGGCATTCTGTGATGTTGAATTCAAAACAAAATATGATTTTTGAGCCGTATTCGGGCTAATGGTAATCGTTCTCGATACGCCGTTTGATCCCGTCAGAAGCAATCCTTTGTACTGACCATCAGAAAGGATTCCTTGTGATGTTGTCAGTGTGATGTCTGATGCAGTCAAGCTCAATGTAACAATACCATTGACGCCACGGTCAATGATATCGCTGTTTGTGTTTACTGTCGTACCCCAAGTACCAGAGAGATCCCCTGTTACTGGCTTCGTTATTCCTAGGTTAGATGTGTATGTACTCATGGTTTACCCTCATGCTGCGATGTTAACCCACATGGGGTCTTGGTTGGGGATAATAGAAGAATAGTTCGGTTCTTGGTTAGGGATAATGTTGGACCAGATCAATACCGGACCTATATATCCGGTTGCGAATACCCCGGTTGGGAACACGCCTACGCCAGTACCAACGGCAACAGAGCCTACGGCTCCCTCCCCCTGCACCCCACTGACACGTTCATTGACACCGAGAAATACCACTACACCAGCGCCATTGAGCTCGCCTGTAGCGGAAACACCTGTCGGATTTACATTCGCCTTAGCGCTGACGTCCACGGTTCCAACCGCGCCGGTAGCCGATACCCCAGAGACTTGTGCCTTAGCGCCAGCACTTACGACAACTGAGCCAACAGCGCCTGTCGCTGAGACGCCTTCCGGCAGGACATTTGCCTGCGTTGTGATAGAGACTGTTCCTATCGCGCCAGTGGATTCAACCCCTGCGGGGGTGACGTTTGCCTTACCTGTAGCGGATAGAGTTCCGGCTTCTCCAGTGGCCGAAACACCCGTGACGTTTACCCCAACGGTAACAGTTCCGACGGCACCAGTGCCTGAAACACCTTCCGGGTAGACATTTGAGGTTCCAATAAGGCTTACCGTGCCAACAGCACCAGTGGCCTCTACACCGGACACATCGACATACAGCCGCGCAGTTACACTGCCCAGTGGGGTCGAGGCGAGAGGTGAGAAGCCAAGCATCTACTTACTCCGGTCTAACAGGCCATCAACACGCATGGAACGCAATAACTACCATCATCATAAAGATGCGAAACATGCGTAGAGGTGACCTTAGCCACAGTCTTTGCACGGACAATATCATCCTCTTGCGGCATTGCAGTACCATCCCCAGCGGACATCAGGAGGTCACCACGCTGAACGGTTGTTCCCGCCGCGATGCGGATAACCATATCCCCCGTCATGCCAAGAAGGATGTCGTTATACCCGTCATCTTGATTATCCCAAGCCACGAATACGCCCGCGACATTCGCGTCACCCTCTGTGGAGCTGATCTCAACGCAGTTAAGCTGTTCGTTAGCCTCACCAACCCAGTTTGACATCTGGTCAAGGTTTGACATGACCGTTCCCTTAAGCAAGACCGGACGAGAGTTATCAGAAAATTGCGCCCAACGCGCGAGGTGTCCCCCGTTATATGACACCGTTGTACCCGCTACCGAGATCGTACCCTGTTGGGTACCACCCTGACGAAAAGATATAAGTGTCCCATCATCAGTTAGGCGATTTATAAACACGCAAGGATTCGCATCGACGGTGGAATAGACGGTTCCATCGTTGTTTAGCTGCGCGCCCTTTGTGCTAAGACTCGAGGTAAGTTTTCCAACAAGCACAGACGTTGCGGTAACGGCGGCAGGGGTGGTTGCCCCAATAGCTGGTGGAGAAGCTAGATAAGTCGAAAAACCAGTTCCAGATACTGTGCTAGAGGCTGCTAAAGTAGTAAAGGAACCAGTAGAGGGTGCTGTAGAACCAATAGCTGGTGGAGAAGCTAGATAAGTAGAGAACCCAGTTCCAGATACTGTACTAGATGCCGACAGGGTAGTGAAGGCTCCAGTAGATGCAGTAGTAGCGCCCACTGTTCCATTGATAGCACCACCTGTTGAGGTTAGGGTAGTGAATGCACCAGTAGAAGGGGTAGTAGCACCAACTGTTCCATTAAGTGCCGCTCCAGTGATCGTTGGTCCAGTTCCAAGAACCACTGCGCCAGAGCCAGTGGACGATGTGACTCCAGTGCCACCATATGCAGGATCAATGGGGGTACCCGTAGCGTAGGGAACAAGGTCAGCTACTACAGCCGTGATAAACACAACCGCAGAACCGCTCAGGGTGATGGCAGAGCCGGAGGAACTGCTTTGCGTGGGGGTTCGGGTCAGGGTAGTCCCAGACGAGGTGTAGGTTCCTGACCCAATCTCCCAGTTCGCGCCGTCTTCAATGACGTAACGAACCACGTTCGTATTGGCTACACCTGCCGCAGCAAATGTCTGGTATCCGGTGACGGCAGACCCAAGCGTGATTGTACCCGTGCCAGTAGTGGCAGTGGTCATCTTTGCGCGGTTTACAAGCGTGACCATGCCCTACTCCTTAGGCAATACGAATGATAGCATCAGCAGCGGTTGCCGATGGGAAGATGATGGTGAAGTCACCAGCGGTCGATGTCTTGTCAGCACCAAAGTCCAAAACAGCAACAGTCGGGTTGCCGGACGTGGTATTATAGATCAGCGCGCCCCGCGCAGTGATCGTTGCTGTGGTCCATACGGTATCGGCGAAGTCCGCGAAGGCGGTGGTGCTGCTGCTAACCGGGGTGATGTTGGTCAGCGTGTTCCCGCCAGCCGTATAGCCCGTGCCAACAACCTCGTTCGAGGTTGTATATGCCGTCGTCGCGGCAGTAAACGAAGCGGAGTTCGTGTACAGCGCGATCTTAAAGGTGCTGCCAGTTGATGCGGTAAAGTTATGCACCGCCTTCATCAGCTCCACCTTGAAGCTCGTGCACATGAAGTTTCCAGTAAATGCCATGTCAGATCCTCCTGATAAGTTCAGCTAGGTCAGGGTGACCAGCAGCTTTGATTGCATTGTACACCGAAGTGCGATCACTTGCGATAGCTTGATGAATGTATGCAGCTACAAGCTTTTCGATGTGGCTCTTGAATGAAACAGCCTGATCCCTGATGGCTGGCGGTGCAGTATCTGCAATGTGCATCAGTTTGTCAGCACAACGCGCAGCCAATTCGTCTGGGCTTGCACCACGACCAGATGTCGTATGCACCTGCACAACAGGGATATCCCTTGGCATATCCATAAATCCAGAATTCATTTATCCACCCTTGGTTCGCCGTCTCTGTAGCTATCGCGCTTACTGCGATAGTCGATGACGCCTAGACGCTGAAGTGCCTCATCGTACTGAGACTTATATGCTGCCATTAAGTCGCCGTCACCCTTCATGAACACATATGCCTCAACAAGAGACCCATACAGGAGAACTGTTTCTGCGTTCTCGCCAAGCCACGATGTCTCAGTGTCAACTATGGATGGAGGATCATAGTAGTAATGAAGCTCCGCTGCATACGACTGATCTGGAGTTGGACCCAAGATAAAATTTCCAAAGCTTGAAGACGCTGCGTCTCCGTTGAACTGACCATAATATTTTGGAAGTCCAGATGTTGATGGCGTTGGGTATGCCTCACGCATAAAGTTCACATCCTTGTCGATCAAGTAATTGTAAGCTCCATCAGCATCAATTACAGCAATCGAGAATACAGACAGAAAGTCTGACGGTCTGGCGAGATACTTGTTACCAGCCGTCAGTGTACCAGTCACGTTCTTGCGAAGCTCTGGGATCATCACAGAACGGTAAACACGCTCTTCATTCTGCCGGACAAAGTTGGGAATATTGGCCACGAAGGTTGCTTCGTAGTTTTCCGTGTAGTCCTGAATAGCCTGTTTCAGTTGCGTATAGTTCATGATTCACCCAAAAGTTCTATGGAACTTAGTAACAGCCAGAGAAGCCCTTGCCGCGAGTTGCAGCGCCAGTGCCACGCATGGAACCACCAGTTGCCTTCTTCACAACTCCACCGGAATTCATTTTACCGGGTGCATCATGCTTCTTGTCTGCTGCTGATTTTTCCCACTTCTTCATGGACATTCCGGACTTCTTTGCAAGCGACTTGTCTTCACGGGTGTCCTTGGCGGAGCCTTCTTTCATCTTCACGACACCGCCAGATTTGTAAAAGGCTGCTGCACCCTTGCGACCCGTCATCAATTCCTGAGCGCCACGAGTAACTTCGCTACGACGGACACTTTCAGCAAGGTTTGCACGTGCATCAGCGATGCGCTTGTTCTTTGCGATATTGCTGGCAACTGTATCTGCGGTCTTAACTTCTTTCGCTGCCTGCTTTTCCTTGCCTGTTGCCGTGGTGGTCAAGGAAGCTGGGCGAGTCTTTGGCTTGTCGCTTGCGGTTGGACCGGAATATGGACGAACCTTAGGCTTGTCGCTTTTGGTTGGGCCAGACTTCTTCTTTTCATCAGCCATATCTGTGGTGTATGTCTTTCCATTCCAAGTGAAAGTTCCGCCAGCTCCCTGAGCGTTACGGGCGGCGCGGAAAGCATCCTTAAAGCTTGCCATTTCATTCTCCATCGTAAGGCCATCAGGCCGTGGTTACAGTTACTGTTCCAACAGATCCTACCATATATTGGATAGGATTCCAGACAGGGTTCCATCCCCATATGGCATTTGCTTCAGCCTGCGATGTGTCCACACGTGGCTGATACAGAGATTGCGGGTCAAAAACCTTAACCCGGCCAAGATAAAGCTGTGGATGATCTGGATCTACAACGTCTTTGCCAACGCGGAAGCCAGTTCTCTTGCCAAGCTTTATTTCCCAAACAAGATCATTCAACGGATAGCGAAACCCAGTAAGGTCGCAGAAGCCGAATGCCTTACTACCCTTTGCGTATGCCATCAGTACCCCATAACAAAGCTGCTGAACGGTACAAACATGACCGAAGCGCGGTCACGATCTTCTTCTGATGCAAGTGCGAACTGATCCTCATACTCCTGCTTGAGCATCGGGATGAGGTTCTGAGACTGAGGCTTCTTGCAGGCAATGTAATACGCAAGTCCAGCCACAAGAGCAGGAACAAAGCGTGGCGGAACAGACGTAACATCACCGCCAATACCCGACGACAGGCCATCAATGAACTTCAGCCTGAAGTACACAAGGGTGTATGTGCTGGTGCTGTCTGGAACGGGCCAAAGCGTCACTGTGGTGGCCGTGGAGAGGCGTTGGATATACACCTGAGTAGGACGACCAGTGATCTCCTTATTGGTCAACTGGGCGTAGTTGGAGACGGACACGCGCTCAAGGTATGTGTCTGTCTGACTTGTACCAGTTCCTGTACGGAGTTGATGTTCAATCAGGTCAATTGTGCCTGTAGGCATCGTGTATGTTTTTGTGCCAGCAGTCAGAAGCTGAGTTCCTGATTCAATGGTGAACAGGTTTAGCCCACGATTTGCCCACTCAAGCGTCATGATGTTTAGGCTACGGCGGGCTGTCTTCAGGTCATAGCCAGACCGCATCTCAAGGCCAGCCCTCTCAAAGGCTTCCTCAAACAGTTCTGGCAGATCAGGAACTATGACTGTCATGGCTACTTCCTAAACTTTGCCGTCTTCACGGCTATCTTCTTTGGCTGCGAGACAAACTGCTTTCCAGCTTTTGTTCCTTCCCGCTTTGCCTTCGTGGTCGCAGCATACTCTGATGTCGTCAAAGACTCACGGGCTTTCTTTGGCAGGTATCTCTCACCAGTTGCCTTTGGGCCAACAGTTGAGTTCTTGCCGCTCTTAGTACCCCAGTCTTCTTTGGCCCACTTGGATAGGGACTTCTGCGCTGAAGTTTTCTCACCAGTGTAAGCACCACCCTTGTCCTTGTAGATCTTTCCAGCAAGCTGCATGGAACGGGCGGAGTGTTTACCTCCCATCTTAGCCTTTGCTTCAGACTTGGACTTCTCCCACAAGGATTCGTTTGTGCGACCCACTACTTGTCCTTCATCTTCCGAAGGGTTTTGGCAAGACGCGCCCTTTGACCTAGCTTGCCCGGCTTCTTAGCAGCAACTGCAAGAGCCTTTGCTGGAATTGGTTCGCCCTTCTTTGCACCAAGAGCCGAGCGCAGAGCGCCCGGCTTTTTGATAGCGTCTTTAATCCAGTTCTTTGGCATTGAGTTTCTCCTTACGGTGAGACTTTGGCCGCGACGCTGGTTCTGTAGGTGCGGGCTTTAGTGTAGCCTGCACCTTGTCCTTGGCGGTATTTGGGTAGATTTTTGTCCCAACGCGAATCATCAGCAAATGCGTCCTTTTGTTTTACCCCTGACGGCAATACCATCCCCACGGCCACCAACTTTACCTCCAGATTTCATCTTTGAGGAGTTGACCTTGCCGCCTTTTTTCATACCCATCATGCCGCCAAGCGCGCCGGCCATACCAGCACCCGGTGCCATCTTTGGTCCAGCACCCATACCGCCACCCATCGGACCGCGATCTGGAGAAACCATCGTCGGACCCGCACCGGGAGGAGGAGCCATACCAGCACCCGGACCCATCGGGCCACGACCGGGAGGAGCCATTTTGGGGCCCGCACCCATACCACCGCGCCCAGCGTCTCGTTCCGCCATAATGGCAGCAAGCGCTGGACCGGAAGAACCCGGACCCATCGGTCCGCGACCGGGAGGAGCCATTTTGGGGCCCGCACCCATACCACCGCGCTGCTGCTGCATAAACGCCATTTGATCGGCCTGCGCTTGCGAAGGTGGAGGCGCCATGCCTGCGCCCGGACCCATCGGTCCGCGACCGGGAGAAACCATCTTTGGTCCAGCACCCATAGGGCCAGCCATACCGCCAATAGCCATCTTCTTGGCTTTCTTGGTCGGCTTGGCTTTCTTGTTGCCAACCATCTCTTTAGTCATACTTCCACGTCCAAATGCCATAATGGCCTCCTAACATTTCCAAGCCCGCAGGCTTTTGTTGATCCTACTATTCGGGTCGTTGGCGGTCTTAGCGCTCGTCAACTTCTTCTTCATCCCCGACATTCTGGCACAAAAAGAGTCTCTGCGGGAGCCCCCTTCTGGCTGTGGTGCCTTCAACCCCGGCTTACCGGGGTTGGCTTTGTTGTAGGAGGCGCGACCCTTGGCGTTCAGTCCGCCTTTAGGGTTCTTTCCTTCTGCCCTTTGCCACGCAGGGGTCTTAGCCATAATACGTGGTCACCTTGGCAGTGGCTGGGATCGTTACATGAATCCCATCTTGGCACAGGATGCCTTCGCCGGGGATTAGCATGACAATCGGTTGCGTCCCGGTCCCGATATTGAATTGCAGGACAATCGCGCCGCCAGAGCTTCCGTCCCGGAAAATAACATCCCCAGCGGTGCCACCGGAAATAACGTGATAACCCTTGATGCGCGCCCTTGTTGCAACAATGGTAGCGGTGGCTTCGGTGTGTACCGATTTTACGTCAGTTTGCATAGCCATCGGTGTCTCCTATGGAAGGAGGGGGGCCGTAGCCCCCCGGATTAAACGTCCCAGACGCCGCTGTTGTACATGGTGTACACAAACACACCGGTAAACGTACCGCCAGTAGCCGCGGAAGCGCCAACGGTAGCATAGACCTGAGTCTGTGCAGTCAGGCCAGTACCGACAACCAGCGAACCGTTTGCGCCATTGATCGTGCCCTTGGTGTCTGCGTCAGCTTCATTGAAGAAACCAGCCGGAGTCGCCGAAGAACCAACGTCAACAGTCGGTGCAGTGCCGCCAGTAGCGCCGCCAATGGTCAGCATATACAGTGGAACAGCGCCAACAGGCAGCGTGAAGAATGCGCCAGTGGTTGCCGAGGTGCCGATACGTACGGCAGTGGCAGAAGCGGCGGTTGGGTCAAACGAGATGACAACAGCCATAACCAGTGGGGATGGGGTGACGCCGCTCTCCTTGGGTGCGCCGCCTGAGGACCGCATAAGTCCTTGGAAAGTGTTCAGTGCCATGTAGGTCTCCTGTCGTTGGCTTGTCGGGACTATCCCGTCAGGAACAATGACAGTTTACTCTCAAGTGCAAAAAAAAGAAAGGGTCGCTTTCACGACCCCTTCAATCAGTTCAATGGAACTTTCGGAGGTGATCAAGCCCCGGTCGAACCATAGATGCCTAGTGGGTCAGACACACCAAACGAATAACGCTCACGGGCCTTGTAACGGACGTTACCAGTGTCAAAGTCACCATCCATCGACGTGGTCATGGCCACGCGGTTGAAGTGCTTCATGCCATTGGGAATGTCGGTCGTCAGGAACCATGCGTCAGTGTCGGTCAGGTAGTGGTTGACACGGTAGCCCTCAGGGATCGACCCATTGGTGCGCAGGGCGTTGATGTCGTTGTCAGCCGTGCCAACACGCAGGTCGGTCTGCAACAGACGGGTTGCCACAAACATCAGCGATGGAGGCACGATCAGCTTGCGCGGACGACCTGCAATCAGCAGACCACGTTCATCTTTGAACGCAGCGATGTCGATAACGGCCTGCTCAAGAGCAGTCTCGTTCAAGTCAACATCAGTGGTGGGGCGGTTGGAGTTCGTTGCGCCGGACACCGTTGGGTGTGCAGTGCTGAACAGGGTCACGTTATCGCCGGAATAGAAGCTGGTGAAGCCGTTATTCAGCAACGAAGCCGCTTTGACCTGCTTGGTGTACGCCATACCACGGGCCAGAGCCTTGGTGTAACGTGCGGACAGCGAGTCGTACAGGTTGTCTTCCATCGCTTCTTCAGTGATGGCAAAGCCCATAGCCACGGTTTCGTGGGTGTAACGGGCAGTGAACGATTCCTGCGCGTTATCGTAGCGGATTGCTGCACCTTCGTCCTTGACTGGTGCTGCGCCAAAGCCCGACAGCTTGACCTCCTCCTCAAAGGAACGGTCCGAGCTTTCGGTGTCGTAGATTTCGGCGTGTTCGTTTTCATACTTCTTGTATTCCAGACCGAACAGAGCGTTCAGACCGGGCAGAAGTTCTTTGAGAGCCTGTGCGCGTGAAATTGCCATTGAT